TAAAAATGTAATCCCTGAAATATACCGTTTCGGGACGTAGTGGGAGGATGGAATATATCCCGCCACAAATAGATTTTTCTTTAACTTCTTTTACCGCTTTTTTTATGAATTTATATGCAATATTAAAAGGTGGATTAAAAAAGTTAATTTCATCTCCGGAAACAAACCAAGGGCGTTTTAAACTACACCCAATATATTTTTTATAATGCTTTTTTGCTGGAATATTTTCCTCGTCACAGCATAAATCAATATCAAAATATCTGATTTTCTCAAACCCCAGAATCGGTTTATAAATAAACTCCGGCGTCTGGTAGTCGTTGCGCTCGCTTTTTTGTGTTATGTCGTATGTTTTAACCATTTTCCTTCATCTCCTTCGCTATCCACGTAAACAACCTTTTAAAGTCCCCAGCGTAGTATTTTATTGAGTACCACGCCAGCCACAGCCGGTGGCGCATTATTTAAAAACCAAGGCAAGTCCGGCAAGTAGAAGGAATCCCCCTGCTAAAAACTTTTTATCCTCAGCCATAAAAATAGCAAATAAAATCATATTGAATTGAAATTCTGTCATATCTCTTTTCCTTCCTGCCCGCGCGGGGCGGTTAATCTACTTACTAACAGGGTACTCCGCCCATTCACTGCCGAAAATTTTCGGCATTTTAACCAGTTTGCCGTTAATATGCGCCTGCTTCACAAATACAGGCACTTTTGCGGCTGTTGCCTGCAATACTATGTTTTCAATCCATTCGATTTTACATTCACGCATTCCGGGCCCTGATTCTGCCCCGACTATTACCCAATCAATGCCGGATAAATCCAGCTCTCCAAGATCACCCAGTAACGGCTCACAGGAGAGAAATTTTGTTTTTGCATTCGTGGCCCGCAGGTCATCAATTCTGTTTTTATATTTTGCCAGCTCAACAGATACGCCCAGCCAAATATTTAACGGAAATGTCCAAAATTTTAAATTACTAGACCTTTTAGTTAAAATCTGAAAAATATGCTCTGGATGAGCTTCAATTTTATGAAATAATTTGTCTGTAAATTCTACCGGTACATTGTCATGAAATAAATCTGACATTGAATTAACAAATATCATTTTTGGTTTTTTACCAAAATCTTTGTTTAATTCATTAGTGCAAGGCCAAACTTCCCTGAAAGGTCTTTCATACTTATATTGCCCCATTGCCTGCAGCCGCTTGTGCATTTTTTCAGCGTAGCAGTTCTGGCAGCCCTCGCTTACCTTTGTGCATCCTGTTACTGGATTCCATGTTACTTGTGTCCATTCTATTTTACTCATTGTGCGCCGTGCCTCCTATACTTTGTACTTCTCTAACGTGTTTATCTTTGCCTGCAACGCCTCACATTTACATTTAAGCTGTGTTATTATGGCGTTTAATTCTTCTATACTTTGATTTTCTACCTTCTTTTCGTTTTGATAAGGGTTAAATGTATACTGCATTGCGTATTTCCTCCACTCTTTTTAGTAGAAATTCCCTCATGTCTGGCAGTTCATGCAGTAACATATTATAAAATGCTAGTAGTAGTGTCTTTCTCATTTGCTTGATTTCCAAAATTGCTTATTTACATCTAAAATTTGCTGATATTCTTTAACAAAATTAAGCTCAAAATTTCCTGTCATAGTGTCCCTTGCCTTTGCAACTGCGGCCTCAAGAATGCCTTTTTTATCTGATTCCGAGTTATAATAATCATCCCTGTATAAGAAAATTACAAAGTCGGAATCCTGCTCTATAGATGAACTTTCCTTTAAATCGCTTAATATTGGTCTTTTGTTTGATCTTGCCTCGGGCGCACGGCTCAACTGTGCTAAACAGAACACCGGAACATCTAAGGTTCTGGCTAAAAGCTTCAATCCTCTTGTTAAATAACAAACTTCCTCTCTTTTATCCCTAAAGCGGTCACTGGTTTGTAAAAGAGTTAAATAGTCTATTATTATTACGTCTAAGTTGCCCTGTCTTTTTAAAAGCCTGGCATAGCTTTCTATTTTGTTAAGAGTTATATTATATTCGTCATTTATCCACACTGGGAGTTTATTTATAGAGCTATTAAGGTTATTAAAGTAATCGGCCTGCTTATCTCCAAGCTCGTGACCTCTAACTAATAAAGAGTTTATATGTAATTCCGCACAGTTTAAACGTTTTCTTATTTCCCTTTTTGACATTTCCAAGGATATAAATAAAACATTTTTTTTCTGATCTACTATTCTACGGCATAAATTAAGAGCAAAGGCGGTTTTCCCGGCACCCGTGGCAGCTGCTATTGTGATATACTCCCCGCCATAAAAGCCCTTGGTTATGTAATCTAACTCCTTAAAGCCTGACTTTATAACCTTGTCATAGGTATTACAATAGTGTTCAAGGTCGGAATCCTCATCTTTGCCTATATGGGAAAATATTTCCTTGCTTGTGTTTTCCTCAATAAAACTTTGAAGTTCTTTTATGAGGCTTATATCTTCAATAGTTTCAGCGTTTTTTATACTGTCTTTTAGCTGTCCTTCAAGAAGTCTTTTACAAATAGAGGAATAATTAGCCGATGTTATGTAATTCATACAGGCTTGCGCTATTATATCTCCTATTTTTACATTGTATTGTTTGTTATTTTCAAGGTAATCAATAACAGCGCCGCCATCAATATACTCAAGGCTTTTAACTGCGTTGATTATTTTTTGACAATTACTATCAAAACGGTACAGCTTAAGAAATTCGAGAATGTTTTTCCTATTAATAGGACAATTTAAAAGCATTCCTATTATTTCTATCTCGTAATCTATCCGTGCAGTTGCCATTTCCCATTATCCTTTACTATTTCTTTTGCCTGAGAATTACTTGCAATTTTTAAAATATAATTATCGTTGTTACAGTTGGGCGGCACATTCGCATGCTTGAATTTTGTAGCAATCTCAACCAAATTGACATTTTTGTACGTTTTTTTAATACTACCCAAAAGGACTTTTATGGCTTTTTCTCTATTTTCAAAAGTATGGTAATTTGATTCGAAAATTATTTTAAAAAATTCATCTTCGTCGGATAATTCTATTCTATTCTGTTCTGTTCTATTCTGTTGTTCAAAATTCGTCGAATGATCGTCGAATGATCTTCGAATGATCTTCGAATTACTTAAAGTTTTATAGCCATATTTACCTAATAACTCGCCCGATGGGAGTGGATAAGTAAAATTAGGCCTATCTACCCTCTGATGTTCAGAGAATGTAATAATCCAGATATACTCCTGCCCGCTGGATTCGTATATCGTAACAAGGTTATTTTTAATTAACTCATCAAGAAATTTTTCTACGTCAACATTGTCCGCCGGGAAAACATTCATTTTATTTTTTTTAGGACTATTCTTCAAAAGACCGTTGTCATCAGCAAAGTTAAGCATTCCGATGAATAATAACCTTGCCCCAAAAGAACATTCAGCTAATTGCTCGTTTCCCCACAATTGATGTTTTATTATTCTATTTCTTGCCATATATTCTCCTCTCGCACACCCCGCCGCGCGGCTAGGGCTGTTTATTCTTCTTCGTATTCGTCATCAGGGTCAATGCCGTTTAATTCGTTGTAACAATCCTCGCAAAGATCCCCAGCTTCCATTAATTCCCATTGCCCGCAATTCCGGCATAAATCATAACTCATGCCACCGCCCCCGCACCTCTGCCTCGGTCAATAAATTTTTATTTACCTTTCTTGTAAATGCCATATTTTCTTTTTGAGTGCATATTAATAAATTTTCTTTTCTGTTGTCCTGAGGGCTTCCATTGATATGATGAACAACTTTGTCTTTGGGTGGGTTCATTATTAGTCTATGTATACTAAAACTTGGGTTTTTATAGCTTTCATTTGCTCTTGCATAGTAATTTTTGCCCTTGCCGCGGTGAGCTTGCCAAACATATTTACTTACTTTTTCTATATCTTCAGAGTCTATTAAGAACTCAAGAATAAGGTCATTTCTTTTTATTAATACTTTTGAATATTTATCATTTATTTTTATAATCTTATTTTTCTTTATCTTACTCCTAAAGGAATTATGACAATCATAAGAACAAAAAAACTTACTAGTTTTACTGGCTTTTATTTTATGTTGCTGTCTTTCGATTTCCTGTCCACAGAAAGCACAATTAAATTTTTCACGACTAATGACCATGCCTTTGTAGTGTTTATTTTGGCAATCTCTATTGCAGTAAAGATTTTTTGCTGTTTTTACATAGCAAGGAGCTTTCCATATTTCTTTATTGCAATAAGCGCAATTAACTTTTATTTTTTTCGATAAGGCCTTGCTTATTTTTTGTTTTGTTTCTTCTAAATGTGCCATTATTCTTGCTCCACGCCGATCCGCTGCCAGAATTCTCTAGTTGTTTCCATGGTGTGCCTCCTGTGCTTCTGTCTTTGGTACTAATCCAATAAGTTTTAAATCGCTTGAATTGTTTGTAATTTTTGCACCTGGAATTATTCGCATAAAATTAGCTATCATTGCCGAAGATAAGCCCTTAAACTCTAATTCGCTTATTGGGCTAGTATTTCTATGTAATTTTATTATTTTTGGTCTAGATATATACTTACTCAAGCGTATGCCAGAATAGCAACGCTCATGCTCAACGGCCACAGCCTCGCAAGGTGTTAATATTGCAAAAACGCCATCACTATTCTTGCCATAATAAGGGTAATTTATTTTATATCCACTCACCGGCCTACCCCTCCCCCTGCGGTTCTTGGCTTATCCCGCACTTGTCGCTAAAATACTCAAAATCCTTATTATTTAGCACTATAGCAGCGTCTTTTGCTTCCTGCGGTGCGGCGGTCAGGGCTGCGTCTACTTTTATTAAGTATCTGCTAGCTATGCCTGATGTATCTTTGGATATTTCAAGCTCGCAAGTAAAGGGTAAAATATCAGTATGTAATTTTCTTATATCCTTAAATCCTCTTCTTGCTTCTTCCAACACATCCAGAAGCCGCTGGTTTTCTGCAATAACTTCTTTAGCTTTTAAATAGCTGATAGCAAAAGAATCCTCTTCACTAAAAAGCCCGCAAATCCGGCTAAGGTTTTCTAAAGTTAGCTCCACCTCCGCCGCCTGCGCTTGAAGCTGGGCTTCTTTGTTTGCACAATGTGGACATATAGTCATTATGATTCTCCCTTCCTGATTATCTCAAACCCCACGCCACGGGCTATGTCGTTCTTGCAAGCCTGACACTGTAAATAAACACATTCAGGCGGACATTTTACATCTGTACTGCCGCAGTTTCGGCATTTATATTTGTTTAATGCTGTCATGATTGCCTCCTTTATGCTTATTCTCAAATTCCCATCCAGTACAAATATGATTTCCGTCTTTATCAAGACGGGGAGTTGTTGAGCCAAACCATCCAGATTTTGTATAGTGACATCCTGTAGCGTTATCTATATACAAACCTAAACCACTTCTTGCAAACCGGCTTTTGTCGGTGCTATCAGTAGGGGTAAACAAATTAAAGATAAAGCTCAAAATCAAAAAAATAACGATAAAAGTAATAATTTTATCAAGCATTACATTTTCCTCCGTGCATATTCTGCTATTAATAAAGCCTCTGCCCTGCCGTCCTGCGCGTTTCTTATTTCCTCTTTAGGAAATAGCTGCCGGGCGGTCTGCACAGATAGCCCTTTTGTGCTGTTTAGATTAAATTCTTTTTTCCAGACCTGAGGGCGAATTTCCTGGAAAGGGATTTTTAAAGCTGTTAAAATTCCTTTATATGCCCCATAGCCAGTACCATAATTAAACATTGAGGTTACACCCTGTTTCGGCATTGCCTGAGCTTTTTCTATCAAGCAAAATGCGCTATCTTTGAATGCTTCAAGCTCCTCGCTTATTGCCTGTAAATCAATTTCTTTTTCGCACAGCGGGCAATCAAAAACTAATACAATTCCTTTTTTGTCCAGTATGGCTATTGCACCCTTTTTCCCCGGGTCAATTCCTATAAAATACTTGCTCACGACTCCCCCGCCTCCTGCACTAACTCTAAAAGGCAATACTCTTCATGGGTAAGCTTGCCTGTTTTCCGGCGTGGCCTGCTCGGCAAGCAAACACAAAAATCCTTATGTCGCCCGCAGTTCTGGCAATATACAACCTCTGCCGCTTGCATTAATGGTGTTGGCTCCTCGCCATAGGCTTGTTCCA